ACGGGATGTTGGAACTATTTTCATTAAGAAACCTGTAGCTGGAACAATAGCAAAATCATCAACATCTCCACCAGCATTTGCTGTGGCTGTTGTCATTTCTGCTAATGTTAATGGTGTTGCCGATCCAGCGGATGCGATATCTGTTGTAACAGCAATATTTGCACTAGCAAATGTAGCAGCTGCTCCAAGTGCTCTGGTAATATATAACATACTTCCATATTTTAAATAACCTGTTGCTGATAGAATGTCTTGATAACATGCTGCAGCACTGGTTGGTTTACCGACTGTTGTAATAAGATCATTAACAGAACTGATAAATTGTGTTTTAAGTTCCGGACCTTTATATGTATCTCGTAAAATACAGACAGCAATTGAGGTGGCTACCGCTGGTATCGTTGTAGTTGCATCATATTCATTTACAGCAACTAAAGGGCTTAGATAAAATGCCATGTTTTAAATCCTCCTAAAATAGATTCTTTATTCTATTTATATAAAAACTATTTTTTTATGTATCTGCTATTTCATATCTATCGTAATAAAAGATTGCATTACATTCGATATGTGTTTCGCCATCTCTAATAGAAAATGTTAATTCTCCTAAACTTTGTATCCAGATATTTTTAAATGTTACAAATGTGTGTGGATTACTGAAATTGTCATAAATTATTATATTTGCATCTGTTACATAGTCATCTGGTTTTTGAGAGGGAATATCTTTATTATTAGCTATATATGTTAACCATCTAAATAATATTTTCCAATTTTCAAATTCTGAATCAACAATGAAATTTATATTTAAAGGGTCAAATGTTATACCACCTATATGATATTGAACGTGGCTACCTTCCCATGGCATTTCAGTATTTGTTAGTGATACACCTGGTAATGCAATACTGAAAATATTTAAACGTAATATATCAGCATCATGTATATTTGTGCCATTAGGTATTTTACCTAATATAAAAGCATATTCTGTAGCCGTAGCTTTTGAAATTCCTAAAGGTGACATAAGCCAATACCTCTGGTTATATATTTGTTTTTCCATAGAATGATGGTTGTTTGTTTTTCCCCAATAATCTCACTTATTTTTGCATATGACATTCCAGTGTTACGTAAATTTTTTATTTTTTCAAGAATTATAGACATTTCTTGATTTGTATATTTTCGTTTACTTTTTCCAATATTGTCGCAATGTTTTTTTGAAAATTTCATACCAGTTCTGATATCACTTATCTTTTTTTTATTTTCAGGGTTTTTCATTCCGTTTGCATTGCCTGTGCCTTTTCCTTTTCTATTTTTACTTATTTTCTGTTTTGTTGCTTCTGAAAGTTTAAAGCCAGAACAACAGTCACCACCCCATGTTAAATTATATCCATTTTCACTTCTATGTGAGTGATTGACCATAATTTTGAATGTTTCCATTAAATTTAACATTAATTTATCATTACATTGATAAATGGTTTCCCATTTAAAGTTATCAATACCATATTTTCGCAAAGCGTTATGAAAATAGCATGATGTTTCTTTTTTAAATACTTCGTATAAATGTTTAGATTTTCTAACAGACACATATTCAATGGTTTGTCCTATATAACATTTACCATTTATTAAATTAGTTGCTTTATATAATGAAAACATTTTTGGTCTGGACCGTTTTTTTGCAGTGGCTTTTGAAATATTAAGTGCCATTATTTATTATCCCCACGATTCATAATCTAGTATAATTTTAGAATCGGAATCTACACCAACAGGCCTAAATGCAACAGTTTCTAAAGGTCTTTCATCAACATATATTTCTCTTTCTGGATTATCCCTATCTTCAAATGTATCTAAATCATTATAATATCTATTTACTATTTTACCTGATGTTCCACTATTACTAAATCCAGATGTTCCAGAACCAGATGTCCACGAATAACCTTCAACCAGTGTCCAATATGTTTCCCAATTATCGCCTGTAATAGGTTGTGTGGCTGCTGTTGATGTATGTTCAACAGCACATTTATATATATTTCCATCACTACCAACAATCAAACGGTCAACAATATATAATGTGTTAGTAGCCCACGGTGTTGTTTCAAGTGGGTTTACATTACCTATAAGTGTTTTTGTTTCAAGAGAAGGTTTAAATAACCATGCTTGTACAGTGAATGTTGTATCCCATTTAATAACTCTAGCTTCTTCTTCGCCAACATCATCTGTCATTAATGGTGAACATCCGGTTAAAACAACTTTTATATCAAAAATAATATCTAATTCAGGGATTTTGACACGGATAAAAGCGTGGGGTCCAAAATAAGGCAATATCTGTTCATATATTTGGTCAATATCAACCATATGTAGTGCCCATATATTTAATGTAAATCCAATGTTGAAAGGCATCGCATTTTTAGCAAATACACCGTTTCCGCTAGCATCAGATACTTTTATTTCTTGAAACTTATTTGATAATCTTACAGGGTCAAAGTCAATACCAGTAAGGTATGCTGACATCATAGGTAACATTTCTTCATCTCTTGCTTTATCTTTAGTCCAAAGATATGCTTTTGATTTAGGGCCATATCTAAGAGGTACAAGATATTGTCCTTTCACATTCCCACTAACATCATATCGTTCAATTCTGATATTATTAAACATATCAAGAAATTGTATTATTGTTCTTCGTATACTTTTGTAAAAATAATATGTTCCTTCCATTACACTCCTTACTTATATACTTTAAATTCAAAACCTGAAAATCCTTTATTTATAATGATTTTCAGTATCCATATACACCAGTATCAATTCCGTCATAAGCACTCATTGCTTGTGATTGTGTGTCGATCCATTCATTATCACCAAATGATGATATGCTTGGGAACATTGTTGTATCAAGGTCACTAGCAGCATCTCTAGCAGAATCTGATTCTTCTGAAAATCTGTAAGGCATCAAATACATAACATACACTAAACTTCTTAGTTGAAAGATAGCTTGGTCTTGAGCAACGTGTGATATTTCAAATGTTCTATTATTTAATTCTGGGTCTGTATCAAAGTCACCTCTATACCAGTATACTTTTATTACATCTCCAGGTTTTGGCATTTCAGTTGGGTCAACATCTCTATGATAGATACATTGAGGAATGTGTGCAACAATTTGGTCTGTTGCCATCATACCAAACATACTATATAATGTAGGGATTTCACCTACTTCATAAAGAATTTTGGTTTCTACTGGATCATGATATTCAACATCTTGTGTTTCACCATAAAGGGTATCTGATTCAATGCTTGTGTCCTTTCTATAGTAAAGTATTTTAATTCCAGTTGCATCAGTAAATTCAGCAACAACACTTTCTGCTAATTGCCATTCTGGATTGTCTCTTAGTTGATGAATATCAAGTTGTGGCTTTGCTGCTCCTATGTTTTTACGGAATTTCATACTTTGCCATCCTTTAAAATTCTTGTAACAGACCATCTTCTGTACGGTGTATTCTCTTTACATGCTTTTTGAAGCCAGTTACGATTAACATTATTTTCTCTGCAAAAAGATTTCAAACTATGTGTTTCAACTATACAATTTTCTGGTGATGTGATTGTATATATGTGTTTCGATTTGCCTTCACTCATTTTATTTTTTGTTTCAATAGATACGATTTTTCCTTTTTGCTTTCCTATTCTCGAAATACTCATTTTATTTTTTATTTCGTTCGCTCTATCTTTTCCATATATTTCTTCATATGATTTTCCAATATTTAGTTTATTTCTTTCAATCATATATGGTTTCTTTTTACCTTTTAGTGCTTTGCTTATTTTTTCCCTTACATCTGGTCTGCAAGCAGGATTATTTTCACCTTCTTGGTTCGGCCGCTTTACACCAAACATCGGATTACCAACACCACGCACTCGTTGGCTTTGTTCTTCACATTGTTCTTTGGTTTTTCTTTTTCCTATATTAGCGTTACTTATTCTTTTTTTGGTTTCTTCTGATGGTATCCAACCATTATTCCCACCACCACCCATAGTCAAATTGTATCCATTTTTAGAAGTATGACTTTCCAATATCTCAATGTAGTAGTTTTCCATTTTATCCATTTCTTTCTTTGATTGGCACTCACATAACACACACCATTCAAAATTTTCTTCTCCATATTTCAAAAGAGCTCTGTGAAATGGATAATCTTTCTCTTTGTTCTTTGCGGATCTTATATGTGACAACATTCTTGTTCTTAAAGTTTTTACTGTTTGTCCAACATAACATTTTCCGTTTTCTTTGTTTACTGCTTTATAGATTATCATAAATACCTCCAATTTGTTGTTAGAAGTATTTATAAAAATTATCCCAAATGTAAACCAAGACCCATATTCTCTTACTACCCCATGAAAATTCCTAATCCTTCCCAGACTTCTTCATTCTTTAGAGTTTCATTGAGGTGTTCAAGTTCGTTTTGTCCTTCTTGTAATAATGTATCACCATCCATTGATAAACCTACATTACTTCCAACTGCTGTAAAGTTAGCAAATTTTGACCTTACTCTACCTAAACTTATTTTAGTTAATGCTGTAGCATAGTCTAAAATCCATTCATTCCCATATATATCTTCATCTGTTCCTTCAATTTGATATGTTCTTAATAACAAATATCCTGGTGTATTTTCAACATATACATCACCAGAAGGGCCGGCACTTGTAACCGTTGTCATACTACTAGAAGGGGGTGGTGGCGATATTTCTAATTGATTTGTATATTTATGGTATCGAAAGTTATACGAATCGACAACATATCTTCTTATTGTTTCTAAAAACCCTCTTGCAATGTGGTATGATACTAATGTGTAATCATTTCCACCACCCCGCATCATAACTTGGTCAAACATGCCCATCTGGTATAAATAATTTTCAATTGTGAATAATGTATGAATGGAACCCATTGTATTCATTGAATATCCTAAAACATTTGTTGTGTTTGCTGGTAGGTCATAAAGTGTTTGCCCACCACGTAATAATAAGGTCATATAGACTTCTTGTGTTGCATTTCCAATCGCCCATTTTATATACTTTGCTCTGGTATAATCAATATTATCAAAGATTTGCGTATCATCTAATTCAATTTTAACCATTGGAGCGCCTAGACGCCTCTTTATTTTTTCTACTAATTCTTCTTTTC